GGCATCCTCACGGCGCCGGTTCTGCATCTCCTCCTGCTGGTTGATGGTGATCGGCACGGCGGCATACCGCCAGTTGTAGAAGGCCGCGGTCACACCGTCCACCGCACTGGTCGATAGCACGTCATAACCTGAGTAGAACTCAGCCGTGTTCGTACCGTACAACAAATCTTCTCGGATGATGCGCCCGCCTTTCTCGGTCTCGACGTTACCGTTCTTGAACATAAAATCCAAGAAGGGATAAGCGTCGAAGATATTGTCCGACAGGCGCTTTCTATGGGTATCGGCAGTCAGGGTCCAAGCGGCATCCCAACTGTCTGTACGCGAAACTGCTGCCATTGTTGGTTCCTCTTACGTCATCTGGTTTGAACTACTCAAACCCCAGCTTGCCCATCTCCGACATGAGCTCCCCCTTTGAGAGCGGGCCGCTATCGTCTGATGCGGGCGTAGCTGAAGCACTCGTACGGGCGCGGGACTTACTCGTCCTACGCACCGCCTCATCATTTTGACGTACCTCCGCAGCGTTCTGTGCCGTCGTGCCCGTAAACTGATCCAGCACCTCCTTGACCGTGAACTGCTGGCCAGTGGCGGGATTGACCTGGTTGATATTAGCCAGAATCAAAGGGCGGTATTGCTCGACCTGCTCGGGCGAGTAAACCTCCTCGGCTTCAGCGATCTGCTGACCATAGTAGTCATGGCTCTGTTGCTGAAACCAGCCGCTGGTAGTGGCTGTCTGCTGCTCGAGCGCCTCTACGCGCTGGAGCAACGGACCCACCGCCTCGTTTACCTTCTCTTCAGCTCTCCAATCCACTATGCCGATACCGCGCTGCTCTTCCTCACCGAGGTTTTGCATCCACTGCTCGACAGGGGCGGCCTGGTCGGCCTGCTGGTAGGCAGCCAACTGGCCTTGGAGCGTCTGAATCTGGGCTTGTTGAGACTGCGACTGCTGCTCCGCAGCACCGGCAGAGCGCTCCCGGTCCCGTAGATCCTGCTGGGTCCGGGTGAACTGCGACTGCATATTACGCGCTATGCCACTGAGCGGGCGATACTGCTCGGGTACGTCATCGGGATTGACGCGCAGCCAATCCACGGTGTCAGGATCAAACGCGGACACATCAGAGGGTTCCTCACTATCAGACGAGACCACATCAGTCGAATCCGACGCGACAAACAGGTCGCCGGCCACCTGGACGGCGCCTGTTGCGTCGGAGGACGATACGGGTGTTGCGTCTGTAGCCTGGAAGTCTTCAGCTACTTCGCTCATCCTTGGTAAACTCCTATCGTTGTGCGAGGCTCTTGGTTAAGGGTCTGCCGCTAAACAGACCGCGGTATACTTATTGACTCAAGGTGTTGTCCATCGGGGCGTCGATCTCATTACCCCAGGCGCCGGGGTCTTGCTCCCGCGGCCTGGCGTCCTTGGTTTCGCTGTAGTCGCTCGGTATATGGCAGCGGCTGCCGCCATCCGCATCCGAGGCTTCGTGTACGTCATACCTCTTCATCAGCGCCTGCTTGTGGCCGTAGCTCTCGACCACCTCGCCAAAAGCCGGGTTCCATTGCCCATACATCGAGCTATGATCGAAGTGGATGCCGTTGCGAGGCTTGTCGAAGACCATGACGGCCCGCTTGCCGCACTCGCACTTGACCGAGCGCGTAACCAGCGAGGCTTTCGTAGCCCACTGGTCGTCGTAGCGCTTGCCGCACTTACATTCGTAGTCGTTGAAAGGCATCTATTCTTGCTCCAGTTGTTCGATTTGCGCGGCGCCGAAGATCACCAAGGCACTGGTCGTTATTAGTCGCCGTAAGGTGTTGTGACACAGTTAGTTACGTATTTGACAAAAACCCACTTTAAGATTATATTCTATAGTATGTCTCCCACTACATTCGACGCCCTCGAAGACCTCATTCAAACCATCCCGATGGACTTCAACTGCTTCATCGACACTAAACGCCAAGGGGCTCACCTTCGCTTCTTTGAGAGCATCCTCGCCGTTACTGTTGACGAGGCCCAGGCGGAAGCGATCCTGCGTCAAGCACAAGGCGTAGCCCCCGAAGACCTTTACGGTGATGTCCTCTTCACCTTTGCGACTCAAACCGGGGCTGACGTCGAAACGCTCACTATCTAATCCTCAACAATTCATCTAAGGCCGCGCTCGGGTTCTTGCCGGGGCCGAGCTGGAGGCTGTAGTCGCTCTCGAGAGGTGTTGCATCAAAGTCGCGGCCAGGCGGAAGGCTTCCTCGCGTTCCGCGAGGGTTGAAGGCATTGACAAAGTCTTCAATCTCAGCGGATCGGGCGCGGAGGACTTTTTCGTAGGTTGGGATGTCATTGGCTTCCCTTGTGCCTTTACGCACCATGTTAAAACCCCATAGGGCTGCTTGCGTCTGTTTAGGAGTCCACCCCAACTCATTAGCTACGATGGTCACTAACCGCATCCCCTCTTCAATTTGGGGTAGTGAGGGAGTATCTACATCAAAAATAAGCTGGGCCATATGACGGTCTATCGTGACCATATCGGGAGCCCCCTGCATCGCCGGCACAAAAGTGCCAATCTTAGGACCACCAATAACGGTCTCGGTGCCCACGGGTGTAGGGACAGGACGCTGCCCCAATTTAGTCCACATCTCTTGCTGCCCTGGTTTCTTCATCGTCACTAAGCCCGTCTCAGGATCGAACTTAGTCCCTGCCGGTGGCAACTCCCCAACTAAACGCTGTAGGTTATACTTAACCCCGGCTGATAGGGGTAGCGCTGCTGCCACTCCTCGAGCCATCCAGGCATCCGCGTAACCGGATCGCGGCGCGTCGAAGCCGGGATAGCCTCGGCCTGGTGCTGAGCCATCAATAATTGCAGTAGGCTCTTGCCAGGGTCTTGGCGACCCGTGAAGTCATAGACAGGCTGGTTATTAGCCATAGGACTAACCGCGCTGCGCCTCCTCGCCCGCCTGGGCGCTCACCTGTTCGCTTATCCGCTGGGCATTGCTCTGGACTACACCCTGTATACCCGTGCCGCCACCGCCCGGTGGTCCCGCCGGCGGGGGCGCCGCCCTACCCATCGCCTGAGCCTCCTGCTCCATCCACTGCTGATGCACCTGTATGTGGGCTTGCGTAGCGTTGATACCCAACTGAAGCTGCTGCTGCTGCTGTAGCTGCGGCGCCACCGGGGCACCCGGCATAGGCGCCACCGCCGGCATCTGCTGCGCCTGCCCCATCTGCTGCATGAGCTGATTGAGGAGCTGGCCATGTATCTCAACATGGACCTGGTGGTCCTCGCCCTCGACCACACCGGGATCGCCGCCCGTCTGCAAGTAAGCCACGTTCTCCAACTGCGCCGCCTTCGTAGCGTCCGCATCCATCGAGTCCTTGAACAACTTATCGGGATCCTTGACGCGGTGCGCCTTGAGCAACGTATAGATAGCCTGGTAGCGGTCTACCTCGGGCAACTGTATAAGGTTGTTGAACAACTGCAAGGCGTCGTCCCGCTCGAGCTGCTCGACCAGCGGCGCCATAGAGCCCGCCTCGACGCTCACCTTGAAGTCCGCCCGGAACACGTCGCTCATAATCGCTTCGTAGATCGGTTCCTGGCCCTCCTCCGCCACGTTCAGCACGAACTCCTCCGGGTGATAGCGCTCGTCGGCCATCATCCGAAAGGCGCTACGCACGATCCAGCTATAGGCGTCCGCCACCGACTGCTGCATCCACTCCCGGTTGAGCTGTCCGTAGGAAGCGATGAGCGATGCCTCGGTAGCCGTCCGCTTGGGACCGCCCCCCATCGCCATCTGAGAGACCTGGAGCGACTGCTCCTCGATAAACCGCGCATCTGCCTCGAGGCCGAGCTGGTCCTGGGGCAGGCTCCCAAAGGGAAGCTCCCGGAAGCTACTCATCACATCGTCCACCCATACGATCTCGCCATCGCTGGCGTTCTCGAGCGTATCGGCCAGGTTGTTGTTGGCCTCCCGCTCCCGCCGGCTCCCCAAGACTATCCGCTGGAACCGCTTCAACGAGTCCGCCCGCCGCGAGATACTCTCGACCTGTAGGTTCTGGGTATCCTCGACATACGCCAGCGGCGGCAGCGGCCAGAAGGTGTCGGCCTCCAAGTCGAACCGCAGCGCGAAATACGGAAACCCACTATCACAGAGGTAGCCGCCCGTAGCCTCGAACTCGCCCGAGAGCAAATTCTCGCCCGTAAGCGGATCGGTCACCATCACCGGCTCCTGCTCCAGCATGGGGTGGTCGATCTCTTCAATAGGATCACGCACCCCATCGGCAAAGGTCAGCCGCTTGCGATGCACCCGGTCATGGACCTCGTAGAGGAGGACCATCTCGCCGGCTTGCTTGCTCTCGCGCACGGCGCTCTTCTGGTCGTCGTGCAGATCGACCTCGCCGTAGCCCGCCATGAAGCCATCGGCCTCCTGGGCGTCCTTGGAGATCGGCTTGATCTGGCGCCGGTTGACGTAGCGCTCGTCACGCTTGACAAACTCATACGGCACATACATCTGTTCTATGATATATCGGGCATGACCGAGGCGGTGCGGCGGCGTCAGCGGATCCAGGCAGATGTTGACCGGATCGACCCGGTGGCAATACGGGAAATCATCCCGCATCGTATCGTTAGCCACATAGGCCGGGTCGATAGCGTCGTCGCCGGCAGGGTTATACCCTACCTTGAGCCACCCGACCCCGCAGAAGAGCGTGTCGAAGGTGGCCTGCCGGATCTCGTCCTTAGCCGCCATCAACTCGAGCGCCGCATTGGCCGCCCGCTCCAGCAACTCGGCCTGGCGCTCGTAGTTCTCGTTCTCGACCTTCAGCCATACCCGCGGGTAACTGAATGAGACCGACGCCAGGATCTGACGCACCAGCGTATAGAACCGGCTGATCTTGATAACCCGCTCATCCGGTAGGCCGGGTATATCGTAGTTCATCCGGTATTGCTCGAGGAGGCGCCGCCAGACCTTGTGCCGCTTGCTCATGTACTTGCGGCACGTCTCGATCTCGCCCTCCCAGAAGTCTATCTGGCGCTGGGTTGCCAATCTGTACTCCTATCCTTGTTGCGAGGCCATGATACGGGTCCGCCGCCAAACGAACCCGGCGTATCTATTTCTTCTTGCCGCCCCCTCGCTTGCTGCCGCCGATGGTAGCCGCCGGCCCTTTGCGCTTGCTGTTGGGCGTGTCCTTGACCGCGCTGCTGGTCTTGATCTGTCCGCCGTTGCTATGGGGCGTGCCGTTGAATGCTTTCATTGTTCGTTGCCTCCGTAGCGACCCTGGCCCCCTCGGACCATCGCCGCCATCTCATTGATCAGCTCCTGGCCGGTACCCGCCAGTTGGGGTTTCTCTACTCGGTAGGGCTTGTATATATGAACCATGCCGTAGCGCCAGGCATCGCCCATGTGGTCATCGCTATGGGTGTCTACGTCCTCCGCATTGTTGCGGTCCCGCGGCAAAGCCGGCACCGCCTGCCACCAGGGATCGGTCCAGCCGCGGAAGGTCTTGAACCGCCGGTGATGCAGTGCATCCCGGCAAACCCGCCAGCCCGCTACCCTGTCGTTGTTCGCCGGCGTCAGGTGCAACCCCACATCCGCGAAGACATCCGCCGGCGAGTGTTCGTTAATCGGCGTCAGGCGCCGCTTGACAAACATCGACGGGTCGCAGTAGATCGACGCGGGCCGCCGCCCCCTCGTAAAGGGACAGTTGTCGATGGTCTCGAGGATGCCCTCGGCGTGCTGCGACGCCGAGCGATCCGCCTGGTGATACGTCGAGACCATATGGACCGTATCGTCGTAGTCGATGGCCGCCAGCCAGAAAGCCGTGGGGTTGGTCTCCCCGTAGTCCATGCCGCCGAACAACTGCCAATCGGGCGGTATGTCGAAGGGCTCGACCATCACCTCCTCGCGCTTGATCCCAAAGAAGGATCCTACGAGGGCGTCCCAATCGGCGTATAGCCAGGCTCTTACCAGCGCATCATCGCCTACCGCCTTGAGCCGCTCGATATACCTCGGATCGGCCTCGAGCAGCTTCTTGTTGTCCCAGATCCGCGCCGGTATGTAGACCCGGCTCATACCCGTCAGCGGGTCTATGTAGGGCGCCATCGGGGCCGCTACGTCTACAAACCGCTGCTTGACCACCGAGTGCCCAGGACCACCGGGGTTGCCGGTGCTGCGGATCCTCAAGCCTTTGACGTTGTGGGCCGACCTGAGCGTAGCCTTCAGGAGATCGTAGGACTCCAAGGTGGGCCAGTTGGTCAGCTCGTCCCATCCTATCCACTGATACGCATGGCCCTGGTAGTGGGCCGCATCGTGGACCGAATCTATGTGGCGGAACTTGAGCGTGGCCCCATTGGGAAAGCGCCACTCATGCTTGCCCACCTTATACTCGGCGCCGCGGTATAGCACGTAGCTGCGCCGTATCAACTCGTCCAGCTCCGGGTAGGTCCGCCGAAACAGGATGCCCTGCCACCGGGCGCCCTGCTCTACATCCGCCAGGTAATCCCCGAGCAGGAAATCGCTTTTCCCACCTCCTCTACCGCCGCCCAGGAACAACTCGTCTATCGTATAGCGGGCATCTATCGCTATCGCCTGGGGGCCGAGCTGAGGCCGCCAGGTTACTACCTTCTCAGGGCTCAAGGCGGGTCGTCTCCGCCAGCAGCGCGTCCACGCCCGCCTCCTGCGGCAGCGCCTCTACGATCTCGTCCCGCCGGTCTATCCAGGCGGAGAGGTTCTCCGGGGCTTCTGGGGGCGCTGCTATCGTCGGCTGATGCGAGGTAGTCACATCAGCTATGATCTCTTTGGGCTGGAGCCTGACCAGGAACTCGAAATATTTCTCGGGGTGCTGAGCCATCAGCTCGGCCAGCTTGGCCGGCCCGCCATGCTGCTCGAAGACTCTGACAAATTCGTTTTTCAATGTCGTGAACTTGGATTTGGCGCCCTTGGGCCGCCCGGTGTTACCGTTCCCCGCCGTAAACCGTCCGTTACCGTCCCGGCCAGCGCCCCGTTGGGGTCCGTTGTTTACGGAATCGGTTATTTCGGTCATTATGGTGCCCGCCTCCACACTTTTATCGGTGCCGCATGGTTGCGGCGGATCTTGCTGTTGACGTATTCGCCGGTCCATATGAAGCCGCCGCCGCGGAAGATGGAGCCTATCCAATTTTGACTGTCTCGTATGTTGCTCGGTGCCAGGTTGAGCCGGTATCGAACATCGTCTGATGTCACGGTGCCTTGCTCTCGAGCGATCTCCTCGGCTACGGCCCTGGCGATCTCCAGCATCTCCTGCCGGCTCTGGGCGGCGCGGGTCATCCCGATCTCGCGCAGCTCTATGCCGCCATCGAGGTCGAGCTGTAGCTGGCCGCCGTCGAGGTCGAGCTGTAGCTGGTCTGGCTCAGGCATCCGCTAATAACTCCAGAGCGCCGGCCTGGGGACGGTATGCTCACGCGGCCCGAGGTCATCGAGGTGGAGGAAGCGCCCCTCGCCTCTTTGTTTTACGCCGAGGCCGGTGAAGCCGACAACCAGCGCCTCGGTGAGGATATGGTAGGCATCGACGCCGGCGCATTGGATGTCGATAGCGCGGCCCATCGCATGAGTGCCCGGTGTGGGCTTGGCCGCTTCGATGGAGTGTTCCGGGCTCCGGTAGCCCGAGGTGATGACCAGCGGGTGGCCGTATTGGGCGCGGAGGAGCTGGAGT